CCGAGACTCAACGATCACATACCAACAGAGCGATCTCTGTCAACCGTGCTAGTCCACCAGGAACCCCTTTCGGGGCTGCAGACCTTCTGCAGTTAGTCCTGGATACCTAGACCTCCGGCTCGTTATCGGAGTGTGTCGACGCTTTCGCGTACACTGTTGTTTGGGGAAGAGGGAAGCTCAGTTCCACCTCCGTCGCCCGACGCGACGGTGTCAAAGTGCCAGATCCGAAACGTCAGCGGAATTCGTCAGACGCTGAGAGTAGTTGCCTAGAGCTCCGTGGTTGCCCCAATCAAAGGCAGTTACGAAGTTTGGGCCCTTTATCGCCTTCTCCTTACTCATAAGGAAGAGGCCTCTCTTGTCCTTCGGATCCCCGCCAAACGCTCGGGTTTTGGCCGCCTTTCGTCCCACTGAGATAAAGAACCTGTGCCAGTCACGAAGGCGTTCCCGGTCACCGTTTGCTCCCGCAGGATACTCTACGCCAAGACGTAGAGCACTCTTCAGGATAGCGGTTTTTAAAGGAACTTCGGGCAACTCGTGCTCGAGTGCCTTCGGGATCTTTAGCACAGGCAATTCAAGATTCCTCGCCGTCTCCACAATCTTTAACATTGTGGCAGAGTTGAACCACTTCGAAGGATTTGTTAGCCAATGCATCATGCATCTGGCCTCTTCGTGTTCAGCTCCACCACAAGATAGATACGCAGCAATGCGGAGATGGTAAGGATTTAGGGACACCTCCCGGGTGACCGGGAGGCCGAGACCACCATACTGCGGGTGAATGAACCAGCTCACGTTGGGGACGCGGTTCAAGAAATCTCTGATGCCATAGAGAAACCTTGACATCAGTTTGTCTTGAAGCGCGGGGGGAAAACCACGGATAAGCGCTTTCGCGCGATGACCGAATGTTCCTCCTGCCTCAACGTCTGAACCGTAGCATAGATCTGCGGCCCGCTTTCGTTCGCACCCTCGAGCCAGCGTTCCATACAAAAGATTCACTTTCAGGAAAGGAACGTACTCCGCTCCGCGCACGTCCATATCATAGACTTCAGAATTTAGCTGCGCGTAGCGATGGCTCACGTAATTCTTGCCCGGGGACGGGGAGAGCCCAGCGGCAGTAACGAGTTCAGTCCAAAAGGGGATTCCCCTTTCAGGACACCGGAAGAGGATGTCATCTCCATTGATGAGAATCCCTGACCGGTCGAGCTCGATCCTGCTACTGGATATCTTCTCCAACGCGAACCGCGTCACGGCAAGGTTTACGATACAGAGTACTGGGAAAGAAAGAGGGGACCCCATGAGCTGACCCCAGGTCTGCGCACAGACCTCAACTTCAGCCCCACGGGGTCCATCCAAAATTCGATGTCCCAGCAGTACTCTGTGAAAGAGTGCACGATAGGGATGTGCCGCGTCGAGCGGCGCTCGGACCCTATGGCCGTTTTCACGGACATACGATCCGGATTCATCCCTAAGGTAGTCTCGGGAAAGGATGTGGTCACAGAGTGAGTCGACCACTGCCTCGGAAAGGTGAGGGTTTAAGTTGTCCGTGGCGGCAGAGTAATCGCCGCTCACGTATGGAACATCCTCACCCCGGAAGATTTCCGATCCACGACGCCTGACAAAGAAGTCAAGGTCACTCGGATCTAGAGGCCGATTAGGGAGATGCGTAGACCGGGAGTACTTTAGTAGAGACCAAAGTATTCCTTGGATCCGCCGCGCCCGAAAGTAAGGGACGGCGGGACCCATAGTTATTACGCGAACCTTAAACGGCTCGAGAACCGGGGACCGACGAACATCAAGATGCGTCGGGACTTCCGTCCCGAGAACCCGATCGGACAAAATATCGGCGTACTCTGCGTCCCACCCGTAAACGGGAGTGACTCGGAGTCCGCGCTGCAACATTGCGATCAGGGTAGGCAGTACGACCACGGATGACTCTGGCACAAGATCTGTCATCTGTCCGCCACGAGCTACAGGAACTCGCAACGAGGCACTTTGGCTAGGAAACGCGTCGTCAGCGATGACACGATTCCAGCCGCCTCGTCGAGCATTCTCACAGAGCTCGTTTACCGTCCTCTTACACTCATCCGCGAGAGTGTCGATCCAGGGGTTCCCTTTTCCGGGATCCTGAGACAGCCTCTCTGACGACTTGTCCAGGTTCTGAGATACCTTGTCCTCCGGCAACGGAGGCGCGCATCTCTTTACCTGGTAAAGCGACAGAGCGAGGGACACATCACGCGGACGGGCCCGGAGAGCACACCTCATCCAAACTTTTCTATTTAGATGGTGTGACAAGAATCTTCCGGGGGGCTCTTGGAGCCACTCGGGGGCCGGCGGCGGACTTAACAGATCCTTCATCGCTCTTGCCTGAAGATAGGCAGATTGGTACTTAATGTAGTCTTCTAGGCGGTCGTTGATGGCATAAAGTGTAAACTTTGCCGCCATTTCCCGACAGTCCGAGAGCTTACAAGTACCTTCCTGTAAATAGATCTGGAGCGTGTCAAAGTATCCTGTGACCAAATTTGACACAAGAAGAGGGATGTATTCCCTCCTCTGAGGTGGAACGTGCCCTTTTTCAAGGGCGCAACTGAGCTCACCGGTTGGAAGTCTGGACTTCTTCACGCCAAGTTGGCGAAAGAAGGAGACCCCGACACCGGTAGGTCCCAGTGGGAGCTTCCCGCTGCGGTCTACCATTCCGCATAGCAATCTGCTCACTCTAGCAGCGTCCCAACGGACGGCTTCATGAGTCAGCGCTTTCCTGGATTCCATATCCAG